ACGCTCTCTGCTCACACGTTCGGACCTTGTTCCTGATCTTCGTTTCCATCTCTGGTCCACCTGGTAGCCAGCTATCTTCCATAGCCCGCTCTGCGGCGTATGCCACGATCAACGGCCTGTCCTCTGTAGGGAAATCGACCGTAGCCGACGATAGGGTAGGCAGCCGATGGTGGTAATCGTAAATCAGGCTGACCGGTGGGTTGGCCCCCCTGGCGATCCATAGGTTGGTGCTCTGCAACCAATAGCGGTCGCCTCTCACCATGAACCTGTCCCTGAAGTCTACCAGGTGCCCCCAGCGCGTACCGTCGATCTTTCTGAGAGCACTCGTCATGTCGTCGCCCGCTAGCCGGAAGAAATCGCTTTCAAGGGGTTTGTAACGGCCCCCGTCTCCTGCTTCCGTACCACTCCATGAAGTGATAGCCGTCGCTTGTGATACCCACCGATCAGAAAGCCCGCAGTCCATCAGATAGTCCTGGGCGTCGTTCAGCGCGTATTGCAGATACTGATTAACCGCTTCCAGGGTGCTTGCATCGTGTTCGATCAAGCTATCATCGTCGGACGCCGTGCCCGTGAGCCTGTAAAAGGCTCGTTGCAGGCTAGCCAGATTGGTGAGTACCGCCATTACGCCGTCGCCTTATCCTTGGTTTTCGCCTTGGGCTTCCTTTTTTCTGCCTCGCCTTCGGCTATGTGGTTGGCAATCATAGAGGCTGACAGGCCCCTGCCTTCAGCGACCTCGAAGAACTCGTCCTGTAACTTGGACACCCGCTCCCTCTTCTCTCGCGCCGCAACCTCTCCTGGGTCTGGCCGGAAGTCGTAGTTCTTGTGGTTGTGCCCCGTCCTCAGCTCGTCGTAGACGTAGGTCTCCGTGACCTGCTCAGGCTTCAGCTCGTGCATGGGGACCGTCCTCACGCCCAACTGGTTCGTTTTCCATACCTGCTCGCCATTGACGTCCAGCACGGGATGACGCACCTCTTTCGTGTAGGTGCGCTGAATGATCGGGCGACCATCGGTGTGCGTGTCGATGATCTGTTCATCGCTCATCAACACCGTCCTTGGCTGTAGTCCGCCGATACTATTCAGTCTCTGTCTCATTGCCTTTGCTCCTGTGTCGGCCCCTTGTCAGGGGAGGACTCGTTAAAGCTGATCCCTACCGGCAACACCGGCTCGTCCAGAACTCGTTTCTGGACGTCTCTTCCTACCGCCAGCGCCTCGTCCTTCATGGCCTGCTTGAGACGCTCTCTCTGGGAGCGCTGTGTCTGCACTTGATGGGTTATCGCCTCTTGTATCGAGCCGAACCGACCCTGCCCGCTCCACATATCCCCCTTCTCCAAGATCTCGATCAAACCACTGACACCTAGCTCGTCGAGCTCGTAACCCACATACAGGCCTACGCCCTCGTCGAAATAGGTTATCTCGACCGTCTCGACGGGCTCTTCTTCCGCCTCTCCCGCCTGGTACGCACGCAACGCCGGATCATCGGGCCTGAGCGTGACTCTTACCTGCCACTGACGCACTGGCTCTGGTATCCACACGACAGTCGCGTGCCTGCCGGTTTTCCTGAAATGCAGTTCGACTGCATCCTGGAACTCTAGGGGGGCACGGCGTTGTTGCCGTGCCCCTCCTACAGTGGCTATCAACCCCATCAGCTACTCGCCGTGCCGATGATCATGCCAGTCTCGCCGCCTAGATTCACCCCGTAGTTCTCAAACAGGGACAGCGTCCCAACGGTGTTAATCCAAGTGACCTGACCGTTCGTCGCGATCATGCAACTGTTGTACCTGACATGACCCGTGGCAGAAGCGTAGCCCTCAATGTTCACATCAACCGCGTTGGCGTTCTCCAACGCGCAGTCCTCGATGAGGCAATCCGTCCACGCAGCACTCATGTCGATGTTAGCCGCAGCGAAGTCGCCGTGGCTGACCAAATGACGGATCGTGACATGGTCTGCCGCCGCTCCGGTAAGGAACGCGGTGTTGCCCGCCGTATCCGTGCCGTGGTTCTCGCAGTTGATCAGCTCAAAGTAGTCCGCAGCGGTACTGAGAGTGATCCAATGGTTCGTGTTCTTGGCTGACGTGGCGTCATCGAACAGGCAGTTCTCTATCCGGCAGTGAGCTGCCGTAACGGGGATGCCCACCACGAGCGCGTCCACATCGTTGATGAAGTGGATGTTCTGGATGCTGACGTTGGCCGCCGTCACCGTGATGGTCGAGTCCGTGGCGCTGAGAGTGACCTGTGGTCGGTCGGTGCCGCGACCCAGGCCGACGATGCTGATGCCCGCCACGTCTGCGGCGATACCCGCAGCGCCGCTGACCGTCTCCGCGTGGCCCGGCATCACATAAATGATGTCGCCCTTGCTCGCCGTGCATTTGTTGATCGCAGCGTCGATTGTAATCAACGCCTCGTCCGAAGCGTCCCCGGTGTTCGCTGCGGCGCCACTACCCGAGTCCACATAGAAGACGGATCCGGTAGTGTGGTTGATCAGATTCCGCAATTCCTGCGAATACTTCACTTCACGCAAAGCGTTCCGCAGTCGGTTGTTCAGTTCCTGGCTTGACATTTTTTAGGTCCCTCGCTTCAAGGCGTTAGAGGCTGGGCGGGGGACATTGTGCCCCCCGCCCAACAACCCATTTCGGTACTAACTCCTACCCATCGACCTGCTTACTCAGGCTGTGGACTGAAATCAGCCGCAGTCACGTTAGCAAGAGTAATGCCCGTCAGTGCGGCGTGCCTGTTACGCCTATCACTGAACGATTGCATATACGACTTGACGTACCACTCCTTACCGTCGAAGTCGGCCAGTCTTGAGAACTGGCTTCCGTCTTCGGCGAAGTAGTCGGCCTCGCCGTCGAGATCGACGGTGAAGAGGTCTTCTACAGAGAGTGTGTAGAGCACGTCGTGGATCTGCCAATCGTCTTCAATGAAGTCCATATTGGCGATCCTAACGGCCTGGTACCCGCCCTCGAACGTGCGGCCCAGCATGGTCTGCTGCTGGAACCCTACGAGCGTCCTCGCGAGCTCGGCGATAACAGCACCCTGGGCCACGCAAACGTGCGTGCTAGGCCCAACCGGCGAGGTGCTCTTTGCCCTCAGCTTGCGGAAATGCTCTGTGACTTCGATGTGATCGAAGGTGGACGAAGCCTTTCTGTAGGGCTTCCACCGTGGGTAAGTACCCTCAGCGATGTTGAACACCGTGCTCGCGTCCGAATCTGGATCCACGATATTCAATAGCCCATTCGGGGCATTCGTGTACTCAGACGCGAAGTAGTCTGTCGAGATGTTCGGTGTGGTCGCCATAACGATGAGGTCGTTAGCGGCCAGGGCGTTACCTGGCTCCCATGTACCAGCAGTCGTTACGGTCACCGTGTTGGTGCTGTAGGTGATAGCACTGATCGTGCCCGCACCCGCGAGAGCGTTACCGGTTCCGACATCGACCCAGTTGATGATCATACCGACCTCTAGGTGCATCAGAGGTGGTGTATCTGCGTGGCCGTAGCCGTCTTTGGCAACGAATACCGTCGAGCTCGTGCGCGATGAAACCTTGCACAGCGTGCCCGTCGAGGTCCCGACCGCGTGCCGGATCTGAGCTCTCCCGAAGGCGTCCCACATTTGATCGAACATCCGACCTAGCAGGTCTCCGAAAGCGCCTGGACCCTTCTGCGCCCGTTTCTCGATGAAGTTGTCGATAGCTCTACGAACGTAGAGCCGTGCTGGCGTGGTTTGCCCTTCCACCGCATCAACATACTGGTGGTCGGGAAGGTTCCCATCCGAACCCTGAGCACCGCCTGCATAAGTCAGGTCGGCTGAGAAGACAAGCTTCTCGCCGTCGATGCGATAGTCACCTGCGCCTGCCTGCTGGAAAAGCTGGCTGGTCGGCGACCACGAGGACACGTTGGGCTTAACCTCGCCAGCATAGATCTCATGCACCAAACCCGTAAGGTTGGTGATGGCCTCAAGATTTGAGACCTGTGAGCCTAATGCCATTGGTCAATACCTTTATTCATTGAGCGTTTTGAGCCCACGTCCTTACGCGGGACCTTCTGGCTCGTTTCTGTTGCCCTGGGCTCATCATCCGTATCGCTTCGTTTTGGTCCGAAGTGCCGGTGTCGCGCACTCCCGCCGAAGCGTTGGTGGGAATCGCCTTGGGGCGCGTACTATGACGAGTGGCGGCTTCTTGCAGTCTCTGCTCTTCAGCCTGCCGCGCTTCCTTGGTCGCTGTGGCTTTCGCCTTAGCGGCCACTTTCTGTTGTTTGTCTGCCAACTCGACGGTCCTCTCCGCCTGCACCTCCGGCTTCTGTCCGTATACGGAGTTCGCATACGAGTACCAGCCCTTCGGTGACGGCGTTTCGCTCCGTGCCTGGCAAATCGAGCCGTAGCCCGACAACGCGGTTCTTACCTCTACCTCAGTCCAAAGTGGATACTGGGCTGGCACGTTGGTCCCTGGGTTTCCTTTCATCGCGTCGTTAACAGCATCAGCCGCGAACCTCTCAGCTTGCTGACGCGCTACCGCCTGACCGTGTGCCTGCCTTGCTTCCGCTTTCTTCTGCTCCAGGCCTTCGTTGACAGAACTAGAAAGTATGCCGTTGCGGTAGTTAGCCGCGTCGGCTTCCCCGTAGGTGTTCTTGATGTCCTGGTAGGCTTGCGTCTGTTCCGGGGTGAGCACGCCGCCATCACTGGCACGCTCTCTCCAAAATTCGGCGTCGGCGCGGGACTCTAGGAGTTGGGCACCAAGCTGATTCATCTGCTGTGTTACCTGGTCAAGCTCACTTCTACGGGTGTGGCTGTTCAGAAGAGCCCTGATGTCGCGTTCATCTTCAGGAGCTACCTCGAACACCTCGCGCCCCCTCTGTCGCAGGGGATGACCGTCTGCGATGGGGACTGTCACAGTGCTAACAGGGGTAGTGGCCTGTTCGTCTCCTGTGGCCCCTTCCTCGACCGCCTCAGAAGCGCTGGCGGTAGGGGTATCGGGGACTTCCGTGGTGTCTGGCGTCGAGCTTTCGGGCGACACCTCCTCTGACACCTCTTCGGTTTCTTCGGTCTTCATAAACTGACCGCCAACCGGGGACCCTTTCGGACGCCTCAAGCGGTCGGCTGCCGTTTCCTCTGTTCCCTCCTGGCCCGCCATTGCGGCTTCCAGCTTTTCCGTCAGCCGCTTGCGGGCTCCCATCTTGATGTCGCTGACGGTCAGGGCTTCCGGTGCTTGTTCCGGTGCCTGGCTCTCAGCGGGTTCCGTCGATTCTACTGGGACCTGCGGGGCCTCTACTACGGCGGCGCTTGTCTCGTTCATGGTTGTCTCCATCGGATTATGCCGCTCCCTGAGCGGCTCTGGTTAGCCCCTGTATCTCGCTTCTGGGCGTGCTCATCGCTGACGATGTCACCGTCCCGCCCACCGGGGAGGGGCTTTGGGTCACCTGGGGGCTCTGGGCCGGCTGGGGAGCGGGACTTCCACCGCCTGGCGGTTCGGCCTGCTCCGCGACGGCCTGTTGCTTGCCGCTCAGCCACTGGAAAAACTGGTTTTGCCGGAGCATCGCGACACGCCTCACAATCGAGTCCTCGCTCTCATCCTGAGTCATCGTGGACAGCGCTTCGAGGTGGGCCTCTATGTCGTCGTCCATCATTATCGGGTACTGCTTGTCGAGTATCGGCCATAGGTACTGAGCGGACTGTTCGACTATCGGGTTGCCCATGCCGCTGACCTGTGCCGGGTCTAGCTGATAGTCCTCCCTGAACTGCTTGACGACGTTTCGTATTCCCTGATTGACCACCTTGGCTCTGCGCTCGCGCATCTCCTGCGGGTCCAGCTCGTCAGGCCAGAGACTCCTGTCTGGATAGGCTTTCTTGAACTGCCTGGTCGAGATTGCCCGTTCGCCCGTAATGGGATCGAACATCGACCACAGGTTCATAAGCTGTTGGGCCTTCGCTTCCGTGGTCGCGCCGAAGCCCGATGTCAGCCTGTACATCGGCGGCTCTTGGCTCAACTGGGTCCTGTCGATATAGGGCTTGATCAGGTGGGCGATCTCGTCGCCGGCCACGTCGATCAGCCACGGCACGTCGCCGTACCGCTTCATCAGCCTCCAGCAGATGCCCATGAACTGCTCAGCGCTTCTGCGGAACTGCATATTGGTCGGGCCGTGTATGGTGTCGTCGGCCCTGGCGAGCGCCACGACCTTGGCGGCGGCGTCACCCGACCTGGACTCGCCTCTGGACGCGGCCTGCCAGCCGCCCTTCCTGAACAAGCCTTCTTCGAGCCGGCGTATCTTGTTTTCCAGTAGCGGGATGTGCCTGTACGGCAACTCCAGGTAGCTGGGCATGAACGGCGAGCCTGGATCGACTTCGATCTCGCCGTCGTCCAGATACGCGGCGCTGTCGTCGGCGATGACACCTGCCGTGATCAGCGGAGCTCTCACGCTTCGTCTCACGAACTCGTTGACCAGCGTCTCTAGCTGGTTGAGTTGGACCTGATCCTCGTCTAGATCGGCCACGAACGGCTTGCCTAGTACGTCGTCGAATCTGTTCGCGGAATAGACCTGGACAGCGCTGAACACCCCGCCAGGGAGCGGGCCGTCATGCAACAGCACCGCGTTGCCGTACTGCCCCGAACTGCCACCTGATACGTCCGCTTGATCCGTGGACGCGCTACCGTTGAGCGCCACAATCGAGAGCCTGCCATGCGGGTAGTCTACGTCCACGCCTGGAGCCACCTCGCGGTAGATCAGCGCCACCAGCTCTTCACCGTCGATCCCGCCCGTCATCGCGGCAGTGCCGTGTATGGAGTTGCCCGCCTGTAGCCACTTGCGGACGGTGCGCTGGAACCGGCTGCTGGAGTTCAGCTTAGTTGAACCCTCGATATTGGGTATCTGTGGGAAGGCCTGCCTGACCCCCTGGGCCGGCACGACCCTTCCATACGACATCCTCTCTACCTGGTTTCGCTTGCTGCCCGTAGCGTACACGGTGTCGAACGGGTCTCCCACGAAACAGTCTATGGACCCACGTTGCGGCCCTTGCATCCCTTCGGCGTGAACCGGCTGGTATGAGTCGAACTGCGGATCGTCTCTCCAATACGCATGAATGGGGCAGTGCCCGAACGCGCCCGCCATGTACAAGGCTTCAGCGAACAGGGAGTTGAGGTTCTGTTGGCTGGCTATGTAGTTGGCAAATGCCTGGTCGATTGCCCCTGATTCCCTGGACTCGCGGTCTGGCCTGGTCTCGACCACGAAACGGAACGGCATGGTGCTGTGATATGCCACCATGTTGTCCACTATCGGTCTCAGCAGGTTGTTCTGAGCTCGTGGTATGCCGCTCAAGTTGTGGGGGATCTGGATACGTTCGCCGTTATACAGATCGGCCCACTGGTTATCGCCCTCACCGTCGATATGGATCAGGTATTTTTCGGCTGTCAGGTCGTGGAAACGCCTGGTCTCTAGGCCGTTTTTGTGGAACCCAGCCACCTCTTCCGCGACCACCCTGGGGCTGAGCTCCGCGCCATCCGCCTGGTTACCTGAGCTCGGAGGGAACCCCTCCGAACCGTAGTGTCCCGAAGACGTGACGGTGGTATTTAACTGATCTGCCATAATAGCTAACCTATGGTTGTGCCGTTCTGTTAGTCAGTCGGTAGTAGCCCTGCCAGGGGAAGCACCTTCGCTCTCGATAACCTCTTCTTCGTGATAGTGGTGGTAGTACATCTCAGTGATCGCGGCCCTGGGCCTCTTCTGAGACGGGTACCTTTGCAGGATCCGCCCGACGTAGCTCTCCACCGTGCGCCCTGAGATGTCTAGATGGCTCGCGGCTTCGCCGTAGGTCAGCCCATGCCGCCCGATCAGCATCACGACCTGCGCCTCCCTGGGGGACAGCCTAAGCACTAGACAACCCTCTTCCTGGCTACCCAAGGCTGGACTCCAACTCTGCTTGTATCCTGCTCCAGGGCTTGCCCTCTCGAACGCGGGCTATCCTGGCTTGGTTGCGTAGCGACTGCCTGGTCGTCTCGCTTGAAAATCTGTCGATGACGTGCTCCAGAGCCGGCGGCATGGGCTCCATCGGCTCCTTCCTCGTCGTGGGCAACTCCGTCATGCCCCTGTCTTTGCGTTCGACTCTTCTCATATGGTCTTCCCAGCTATCGTTTTTGGCTCTTAGCCGGTCGCGTTCATCGAGCAATAGGTCGTATGCGGTCCTGCTTACCCAAGGCCACCTCACGATTGCAACTCCAGGTCGCCATATTCGGCCTCTATCCAGACTTTCGCCCCGCAGGACAGCGGCCTGTCCGGCGAGTACACGACCTTACTAGGTCCGTTGATGCGGACACTGGTCGCGTATTCGTTGCTCTTATACGTCTTCACCGTGATTACCGGCTCGCGATCTCCGGTCTTGGCGTTGCGCCTGATTTTGTGCTGGTTGATGTGTACCTTGGCCTTCATCCCCCACCCCCCTCCAACACACGCTCTCCCCTGGCCACGACGATGCCCGCTAGCTCGAACCAGATCTTGGAGCGCCGGGGCTTGCCGATACCCTGGAGGTGGTCCTCTAGGATGTCGTCTGCGGACCTCCCGGTGTAGACGAGGTTCTTGCCCGGCCCATTCATTGAGTAAGCCTCTGGGAACTCTCTCGCGAGAGCCTCGATCTCCTCCCTGCCGATACGGCGATGGCCCCTAGAAGAGCTCTTTTGCATCAACCCCCTCTTTCTGGCAAGAGTGTAAGCACGCACGGCATCGGCCAAGACGGATTCGCGCACGGCCCCTACGACTTCGGTAGCCTCACCAGGTAGGCCGGCGTCTTCTCACCGTGCCAGCCTCCTAGTTGGTTAAATTCGTAGTATTCGAGCGCCCCCTCGTAGCTGTCACAGCCCTCTTCCATGAGCTGTTCGATGACTTTCTCCTTGTCGTATACAACGATTGGTTCCATACCGAATCGTTCCAGGATCCCTATGACGCAGTCGTCGTAACCAGTCATCACCAAGGCCTCCTCGATACCTAGCTCCAGCAAGCGCTCTGCTAGCGTGACCGTGCTGTCCACAAACCCAGTGGGGTCAGATATGTGCGTGTGGCGACCATTGAGCCGATTGAGGTCACGTCCCCCCACCGGGACCTCCTTCGTTCTTCTTGTGCCAGCGCTGGACGTAGTGCCACTTACTGAACGCACGCACACGGGCCTTGCACCAGCCCTTCAGGTTCAGCCAGTGGTAGTAGGCCTTTTCCCAGGGCCACATTTTTTTGTAGAAAACATACTCCTCCAAAAATTGGACACGGGGGTCCACCATCAGTGTGTGGTACTTGTCGAGAAACAACCTCACGTCCTTGATGGTCACCGTCTTGTTCTCGTACTCCTTCTCTCTGGCGATCCTGCGACGAACCGCCCTGCTCTGCTTCTCTTGCTCTGTCAAAATGGATACCTCCCGATGTGCTGTTGTTCCTTGGCGATGCGCTCTAGTAGCTCATCTAGGCCCCTATCACGGTTCCGACTGACCTTCTCCGCCGGAGGCTCGAACCTGGCTGCCTTCCACCACGACATGACCAGGTATCTGAGCCCCGCTATGGCGTCTGCTCCATCTGCCGTATCGTCGTCGGGGTCCTGGGTCTGGGCCTTGCCGTCCCGCCTCTCTGGGTACCGCCACTGACGGACCTCCCAGAGCAGTCTGGAGCCCCTCACCTGTCGGCCTTGACTGGCTACCGACGCTCCCTTGTACCACGCCATGCCCTTACCCAGGTCTCGACTGAATAGCAGGGCTTTCCTGCCTAGCAGGTCCTGGAGCCTCTCGACGCAGGCCCGTCTGTAGGGCTTGTTCTCAGTCGAGGTCTTGGACACGGCCCTGACCCTGTACCTCGACCCCATGTTCCTGAACGCCTGGTTGATCTCAAGGATGTCCTGTGGGTTGGCTGAGTCGCCCCATATCGGGGTGGCCGAAGAGGCATCGTACTTGTCCAGAATCCCGGAAATTTTTTTGGCCCTGACGGTCAGGGTCTCCTGCTGGCTGAAGTACTCGTCTATGACGTGGAGCCTCTTGGCCCTGTCTGCCGTCGCCAGGATGAAGCTGAAGCGCCAGGCACCGAAGTCGATGCCGGCGAACAGAGGCCACTCCTGGTCCTCCATCACCCTGGGGTCGAAGGTCTCCATGTGGTCGCTGTCTACGAAGGCCAGTGTGACTCCGGTGGCCTGCTTGGGACTGATGCCTCTGACCCGGCTCTCGTACATCGAGGGGATGTGGGCATACAGGTCCCTCCGTCTCTCGATGGCTGATACGCTGACGGCCCCTGGGACGACGTCTGGATCGTCCCCCACAACGTTGGGGTGATCCAGGGCACTGACCCTGACGTGGGTGACGTTCGGAGACAGGCAGAACTGGTGTAGCTCGTCCTCCTCATGGTCGGGGTTCCCGAATGCCAGTCGGAGGTTGTGTGGAGAGCTACAAGTGTTCTCGAAGGCCACCATGATGGCGGGGTGGATGCCGGGGGTCTCTTCGAGGAGAATGAGCATATGCTCTGCGTGCCATCCCTGTGCCTTGGTAGCTGACTGCTCCTCTGCCCCGACGCCTGTCCCGAAGGCCGTTGCTCCCCACACCTCACGGTCCTCGACGGCAGGCCTCATCCTGATGACCCCAGAGGCCAGTAGCTCTGCCTGTGGGAAGTGCTTCTGGAAGCGAGGCCAGAGCGCCCCTATCTCCTTCCAGAGGTGCTTGGTGAGTTGGTTGAGCTTGGGGGCTACCGTGACCACGATGCTGTCCTCGTAGACCGCTAGGAACCAGAGCACGATGCAGGCCCCCAGGAAGGTCTTCCCGGTCCCGGTGCCACTCTCACAGCCGACGTCTCTCCACTCTGCTAGCTCGTTGCACACAAGTGCTAGCGGGTTGATATCACCGTCCCACTTGTGCCCCCCGTAGCTCTCGCTCTTGTCCCATACCAGGGTGTGCTCCGCGACCCCCAACTTGTCCCTGATCCAACCCACCGGATCACGCTGATACTCGACGTGCGCCACGATGTCGTCGGGGCGTCCGAATGACTGATACTCGTCGAGGACAGCGTGCGTCCTCAGTCGGTCAGGATTTAAGCTTTCTGGCGAGAAGGCTGAGCCATTCATCTCGTATCACCTTGAGGTCATCCTCATCGACGACATAGCGCCCCACAACGTCGAAGAAATCGTTGAGCAACTCACTGTCCACCACCACCCCATCTCGCTTCTCACCGATGCTGTAGCGGGCGAGCTTGTCGAAGATGCTGATCCAGTCAGCGGTCGCCGCCTCGTCATCCGCAAGGATCTCCAGAACCCTGTCCCTAGCGGTCTCCAGGTCACCCCTGAATGCCTCCCGGATGTTCTTGGTCAGGGTGCCACCGCCGGAGTTGTTTGGATTACCCCGCTGAAGCGACCCACCGTGTGGCTGGCGGATCAGTTCGACGTCCTGTCGGACGACGCCTTTCTTGCTAGCGCGAGGGCTCATTTCGACGCCACCGAAGGTACCGAAGTTTCCCCGCTCACCAAGCGATATATACCGCTAGCAGATCGATAGCCGTTCACGAGTCACGCTGAGCCACTATTGCGATGACATCACCCACTGTAAACCCACGCTTCCCGCTGGACTGATGATCCTCAAAATCGGTCACGTTCAGATCGTGCTTATCAGCCAGTCTAGCTGAGATAATTGAGGCGAAGCTCACACTCATTTCCACAGCGTCTTCCACAGGTGTGGAAATGGCACTCGGTGACGTCAGATCCTGCTCGCTCGGAGAGCTATTTGGCCCCCCCGTGTAGAATATTGGCGGGCAACTCTCAACCTTGCCGTATCGATAGTCAGCACGCACGGCGCTGAGCCCAGATTCTACCGCACGCTCCAGGATATTCTCCACCATCGATTCGATGGCTCCCTCACCCTCTCCGGTGATCTTAATTTCAACCTTCATTTCCCCCTCCCTTTCGGTCTCCAGGAATAGGTCTCAGCGCATCCCTACCATCCCTCAAAAACTGGACCTGTTTGGTTGTGAGGTTGGACCTCCTCATCAGCCGTTCGGCGTGCTCATCCCAACGCATGGCCCTGAGGTAGTCAATTTGACTCCAGCCCAGCACCTCGAACCAAATGGTAGCTCGACTCGATCCAGCCCACAGAACTGCCTTGACGTAATCTCCCCACGTCCTACCCACTACCGACACAGGGCCACTCATCCCCCTACCCTCGATGTCTACCATCGCCGTGTTGATGACGGCTACGGACAAGGCCTCAGCTCCATCTATGGTTAACCTCTCCGGCGGTTCAGCCACTTTGCTGTCGGCTCATTTTTCTGCCCCTGTGTCCCGCTCAGAGTCTTGGTCGAATTAGTCCTGAAGTCTCCGATCTCAGCCAGGTAATTTCTCCGCCTGGCAGGCGACATCATTTCGACTCGCTTGAGTAGCTCCTCCACCGGAGTGATCATCAGCTCGCTAGGTCCATTCTCGATCTGGCGGTCGAAGTATCCATCCTTGACCGCCGACTTAATATCGGCGAGGAACGGATCGAACTTACTTAGGCCAG